ATGCCGTCTAGTTTAGTCTGGTCTGCCGTCAGGAATGTTCCTGTGGTCGCTTTAACAGCAGCTATGCCAGCAAGTTCGCTGTCCATCAAAGCGCCAGCAGCTGTCACATTAGTTACATCGGTTACGTCAGCAAGTGTTTCAATGCCGTCTAGTTTGGTTTCGTCAGCTGTTAGGAAGGTTCCTGTTGTCGCTTTAACAGCAGCTATGCCAGCAAGTTCGCTGTCCATAAGTGCACCAGCAGCTGTTACGTTTGTTACATCGGTTACATCAGCTAGTGTCTCAATGCCGTCTAGCTTTGTACCATCTACTGATACATCCCTCCCGTCTACATTGCCAGCTGTGACAATACCACCAAAGGTAGGTGTATCTGTAGTAGCTACCCCTTGGTTAAGTGCCTTTACTGCTGTAATACTAGTGAGCTCACTATCCATGAGAGCACCAGAGGCAGTCACGTTAGTCGTGTCAGTCACGTCAGCACTAGCTTCAATAGCAGCTAGTTTGCTTTCTTCTGCGGTAGTATAGCTTGCTGTAGTAGATGACAATGTAGCACTGTATGCCTGAACATCTGTGCCGATAACTACGCCTAGGTTTGTACGAGCACCTGATGTATTAGAGGCTCCTGTACCCCCATCTGCAACTGCTATGTCTGTGATACCTGTAATAGTACCGCCAGAGATAGCGGCAGTGTCAGCTACTAAACTGTCAATGTTAGCGGTACCGTCTATGTATATATTACGCCATTCTTTAGTGGCACTACCTAGGTCATATGTATTGTCAATATTGGGGATTACATGAGAGTTGATCTCAGCATTAAGTACAATGTTATCTGTACCTGCATCACCTAGGGTAATAGTGCCTCCCAGAGTAATATTACCATCAACTGTTAAATCACCTGAGAAATAACCATCCTTAAATTTAAGGAGGCTAGTACCTAGATCAATATCGTTAGTAGTGACAGGTACTACAGCGCCATCCTGGAAGCGTAGCTGTTCTACTGTTGCACTACTAACATCTACAAACACACCTATGCGATTATTAGTAGTATCCACAACAATCTTATTCAGCGGGGATGTTACCCCTTCATCTCCTATAAGGCCTATCACTGGGCCTTCAGCAGCAGTGCCGTCATGGGAATGGCCTGACACATTATTAAAAGCAGCTACTAACTGAGTAAACTCATCATTAGTATCAGACGCCTGAATAACATCACTGTCTGCGTATGTAGATTGTCTAGTGTAACCGGACATGAATTATTCCTTTTTCTATCTTCTTGCGCCTATTGTAAACTCAAGCTGGAAGCCCTTTAGAGTGTACGGAGCAGATACTGCGGTGTCTATTACTCGAAGTGCTATAGCAAAGCCTGATCCTTCAATGGATTGCCTTACTAATGGGTTAGTCTGGCCACCATATGTTGAACCCCCGTAAATACCTGTACCATAAAGGGCTACAACATTAGTTACGTCGAATCGGTAGGGTAGAGGTCTAGCCGTGTCAGGCGACTCATAATCATAGCGAACTAATAAGTCAGCATTAACTATTCCTGTAGGTGCGTAATTAGTAATTACTCTATGGTAATTTTTTCTAACACCTGCGTCTTCTGACACAATATCAGGACTTCTATAGCGACCAATAATGGTAGTGCCATCAAATGTATTTCCCTGCTCTTGCCTATACACATAGCCATCATAGCCACCGTGTATAATATAAGACTCTCCTTGGTATGATGATACATCCGAACAGGAGGGCTTAATGCCCCTTATCTCAGAGAATACATATCCGTCTGCCTTACGACTACATATAATACCTTTAGTAGCAGACTCTGCTGCTCCATCTGTTGTAAAAAATATTCTGTACTGTGTCTTATCTGCAATTACTACAGATTCATATGCGCTTACGTCTGTTAGGCTATCGAATCTAGTCTGCACAGCGGAGCTGATAGTACCTAGCTCAACATCACCAATACGGGATGTAGCAGCAATACTACGAAGTCCGTCAGGGCCTAGAAAAACAATGTCTCCCCCAAACTCCTGTACAGTAGCCCCATTTTTACACCCAATATTACGGGTAACAGGCTCTATAGTAAAATCTACTACTGAACTACCTGATAACCTATAAATACGTTCTTCAGCGATTATGTAAAGCTGCTCACGAAAAACCTTAAGGGCTGTTATTGGGCTATCAATAGCGATGCTTCCTGCCCCGTTAGCTACGGAGAAGTCATCTACAGTGTAGGGCGCTGTAAACACTAATTCCTGTTGTGTAGCCGACATACCTGCATAAAAAGTAGTATTTTTAAAGCCTACTACATACTTGGGATCACTAGGCGAAGATGCACCTGTAACATCTGTCACTGTAGTACCGTCAAAATACGACGCAGCGTTTACTCCATCTGCCCATAGTATATACTCTGTGCCACCTAAGTTATACGTTCGAGTATTATACTTACCTGCACCTGTTCTTCCAGTATCTAATACATGCCAATACTGTGATACTACATCTAGGGACGCATGCGTGGCTGCTGTTGTGGAATTAGCCCCTCTAGTGCACCCTGTTAAAGACCCAGGAGTCTTTCCTGTGTAGGTTATCTGCTCTGAGCCAATAAGGGCGGTACCAGTGCTACTAAAGTTAGAAGTACTGCTGACTGCTATTGTAGTAGCTACTGCACTTATTGAGGCACTTAGTTTATCTATTGCGTTTGTGCTACGGTATACTGCCTCCCCTCTAGCTGCTATGACTTCTTTACCATACATAGCAGACATAAGGACTGTCTCTGTGTCCTCTGTAGTATACGGAACTACACTACTATTCCACTTATTATAGCCATTAATGCGGCGGTATCCACCTGTGGGATCTGGCTCAAAGTTTTCTAACTCTAAAGCCATGCCTGGATGCATAGAGAAGGTAGAGCGGTTAAGTACTAAGCCACCCTCCAAAGGAAAAATAAAAGAATTTACACCGGATTCATCTGGCATTAAACTGTCCTAAGTCTATTGTAGCCACCACTTACCACTGTTGACCTGAGGTAATCAGCACGATTAGCAAGCAGGCTTTGCATACTTTTTATGCCATCTTCAAATCTACTAAAGTTAAGTTGGTATTGTGTGACTTCGCCCCTGTACTGGAAGCCATAGGAGGTAGCACCATCCACAATAACTTGTCGGTACTGCTCAGGGATAGACGGTACATCTGTATTTGCAGTTAGGGGGGATGTGTACGTGAAGTATTCATATGCTAGGCTATACGCCTTATCTGGGTATGGATACAATCCGTAGTTATTATCTGGGGTCCTAAATACATGTGTAGGTATTCCCCCGCCTGTTGTGTCACCTTCTTGCGTAATATACTTATCAATATACTCTTTATAATCAAGTAGGCGCAGAGCACCTCCAGAGCACTGTAAAGAATCGTCCTTAACTAGTCTGAAGGTGTCGTAATCTACATGCTTTGCATTACTAGGGATAGAATACCTAACAGTATCTGCCACCAGTACGTCTGTTTTATCGGTGTGGTTAAAGGGCCAGTTATATTCTCTTGTGTTAATGTAACTAATAGCATCATTCACAGCATTCTTACACTGTGTCTGAAATCCCCTAGATGTAGCAAATCCAGACTCTGTGAGTACTACCTCATTAAATCTGGTAATAACCTCATTGGTAATGTCTAAATATGTATATGCCATTTGCTATCCTACAGGAGTGTCTTTTAAAACATAGGTAAGGGGGCCAGTTACCCAGCCCCCTAATTTATTATCTACGCTACATTATACTTAGCGGTAATAATAGCTTCTGGACGTAGAATTTTTCTACCATACAGATGCATACCTCTAACGATGTCAGCGAACGAATCAGGGTCACGGTAGTTTTCCGTTTTGTTGATCTGCTCGGCGGTTGCTACTGCGGAGTCGTGCCCCGCAACAATAACACCATAGTTGGTATTTTGGTTGGCTGTTCCTGATGTACCAGCACCCGTGCCTACGGCAGGGAGATTGTTGGATACATATACACGGAAGCCATTCCAGTTCTTAAGCACTAGACCATTGCGCAAGGAACCAGAGTCACCGAAGTCAGCATTAAGGAAGCGAGAATCCTCGTCCATTAGTACTTCCATTAGGATTGGGTCAACGATAACCCAACGACCATCCTTGTCTACATTTCCTGTATCCATTAGGCGACCCATACGGGCTACCAACATGGCTGGAGAAACAGTAGCTGTCGGAAGTGCTGTTGCACCTGGAAGACGTGCTGAAACTGGAATAGAGTGGTCGGCAGCACTAGCAGTAGTGATGTTGCCAAAGGAACTCTTCTTCAGTTTGTTTGCGGCTAGAAGCTCATCTGAGCCAGCAGACGAATTTGCCTTAGTGCCGTTGACAGTAGTATTAACTGTGTCAGCGTTACCATGCAAAGCAGACTGCTTATAGCCGGACAGGTAGCCTAGTACTTCTTGGTCATGCTGATCCGCTAGGCGAAATGCCGCACGGTTTGTAGCTAGATCAAGGAAGTTTACATGGCTATGGGCCTCTTCAATGTCGTCGACTTTGAACGCAAAATAGTTCGCACGGTCAATAACAAGAGAGAAGTCGGCGTCTGTAAGGTCTTGCGCAGAAATGGTAGTACCACGTTTATATGCGCTAACGGAAACCTCGGGTTCTTTGATGATTTTAACGGTATCGCCTTGATTGGCAATCTCACCAAAATAGTCAGAGTTGGTTACATCACCTACAACCGTAGATTTACGGAAAGCAAGCTGTACCTTTTTTGAATAGATTACAGACGAAAAATTGCCATTTGGCAAGTTGGTGTAACCTGATGCAGAAGAAAAAGCCATAGTATATATCTCCTCAGATTGGGTTGGCTTATTATTGTATAAGCAAAACGTCCCATCAAGAGGCTGTTCATTACTGGGGTGCAACTATGTAGAGACTAGGCCTAGTCCTACAGTGTCGGGCCCATGTTTAAACAGGTAAGTCTTAGTACGGTATGTTTAGGCTTGGTTGTATAGTGTAGTGGAGAAGTATCAGGTAGCCTACATGGGGCTGATACTACTAGTATAATTGTTGAACTACACGTATATATATAGTTATACTCATTAATGTGTAAATGTCAACAAGTTTCTTTACTTTTATTTACTTTTTACCTAGCTCCGCCAGACATGTCGTAAACAAATTTGCCTGTGCGGATTGCTTCATCAATAGTTTCCGCATTAGCGGCGTACTCTGTTGGAGTCATTGCGTGTACCTGAGACTCCCTAATGTGTGCAGCAGTACTGTCTGTGCTAGGTTTAGCACCACGCTTTGTAGCTACTACTTTAGCAGCCTTCTTAATTGCTGCTTTCTTAGCTGTTAGCTCCATGCCATGATCAATCTTATATAGATCAATGACACGTACTACAGATGCTGGGTCATCACTGTTCTCGTATAGGGCATCCTGTACCCACTTAGGCTGTTCTCCTGCCCAGTCATGAAATTCATCACTATCTCGCAGTGTATCAAAGTCTAAGTGAGACTCCCTAATCTTGTTCTCTAGTTTAACACGGGATGCTTCCGCAGTAATTTTGTCAATCTCGTGAAGTCGGGCGTCTGCCTCATCAAACTTTTCTTGCGCTTTCTTAGTAGCTATGGTCTCCACAATAGCAGCAACATCTGGATACTGATCGGCCCACTCTGAAATCTCTTCGTCAGACTTAGGGGGGCGCAGGACAGGGGCATTAACTACAGAGTCTAGCTGCTCTTTAAGGTACTTTATCTCTTCTACTTGCTTATTAGAGTGTGTCCGTAGATCGCTGTACCTCTTCTTAAAGGTCCTCTCCTCCCCAGATACTTCTACCATTTCCTCACGGTCCTCAGCAGGCGCTTCTGCTAGTTCCTCTTCAGGTTCTGCTCCTTCAGCGTTAGCCTTTATTAGCTCCTCCAGTTCCTCTTCTTCTTTCTGGACTCGGTCTCTATTAGCATTGACGTGATTAGGATTTATAAAGCCTGCTGTTTTCTGTGATTCTACAGTTAATAGTTCTGACATATTAGGGGTATTCCTTTTTTGATGGGGCCAGTATTATTACTGGGTAGCCTTATCGTTGTAGTGTTTTGTATTATTTTTTTTAGTAGTTTACAGGGTCCACTTGCCTATTTCTTCATCGTAAGAAGGGGGCTTATATTCGCCTAACGCCTTTTCTGTCTCTGTTTGTACGGGTTCTACAAGAAGATCATCGTCTTCGGTTAGCATTGTACCTGTATTTGTAGTAGGTGCAGGTGGAAGGAGATCATCATCTTCGGTTAGCATTGTACCTGTATTTGTAGTAGGTCTTCGGACGGGGCGACTAGTCGTATGTACGGCTCCAGATGTACCTTCTCCAATGGTAGAAAAATCTCCGTCGTTGATTGTAGGAGTAGGTTTAATAGTACCACCAAACAAAATAGGGATTGCTTCCCTGACATCTGCTGCTAACCTACTCTTCCCTGGTCCTTCACCAATCCATGGTGCTGGTACTAAGCTTAAGCCTCTATTAGCTTTGAACTCTGCAGCTGCGGCTTTTAGTTCTGATACATCATAGCCTTGGTCCTCTAGAAGTTCAATATGTGCATTGGATTGGGCCAAAGTGGAGCCAGCCATAAACTTAGCTAGTACGCCACCCCCAAAGATACTACCTAGTAAAGATCTCTCTTTGTTCAGGGTATCCATAGTTTGTTTGGCTAGTACATCCATATCTGTGTAATCGTAGCTTTCCATCCAGGAGTTTCTACGCTGTAGCTTTTCTTCTTCTGACATGACAGTAGGATTTCTAGGTGACACAGGTTCCATCACTTCCTCCACTTCCTCATCTTCTGATGGGGGTACCATATAATACCCCTCAGGAATAGCCTGTAGAGGCATCCCTGTAGCTTCATCGTGCATGATAATAATAGTTACATCTGTTTGGGGGTTGTAGTACTCCATAGGCATGCCCTCTAGGGCAGGCGCAGGTCCTGTAGCACCTGTATTAGGGCCATATACAGAGAATCCTAGGCCATGTGAGTAGGGGTTAAAAGTAGGGGCTTTTGGTACTACTACATCACCACCCTCCTCATACATAGGTACTTCCATAGCAGCTTCATCACCGCCGATACGACCCTCACTATCCATTTGCTGTAGGCCACCCTTAGCTACATCACGTAACTCCTCAAAGAACTTGACACCAAAGTATCGAACTACATCAGCAGGTACGATGTACTCTCCCTCAGATAGGCGAGCGTCAATATCATCACGAACCTCTTCTGGCAGGGCCCCTGGAGGCACCTCATTGCCACTTACTGGGTCCATCGCAAGGACTGCTTCCATTTGTTCTCTCACTAGGGTATCCTCCAATTATCTCTTAGCTTTGTGCGGTACTGGCCCGTTTACTTTATCTCTTAAAAAATACAGCTTACGGAGAGCTTGTATTTCACCCTGGCATCTGTATACATCCTTTACAGAAGTCTCCTGCTCCATCTGCCTGTGTACCTGAGCTATATTTTCATCTAATACTTTACAAAACACATCCCACAGGGGCTTGTCATTTACTAGCTTCTTTATCACTGTGTACTTCTTTGCATTAAGCCACCTTTATAAAATCTGGCTGCTACATTTCTAGGGTCAATATCTAACTTTTCTATATTAATAGATGTACCTATCATGGGCTTACCATCATGGGTCTCCCCTAACAATCTCTTTCCTACAGTGATCTGGTCACCTAACTCACCCTTTAGCATCTTAATAGCCTTGTTTAGGGCCGTAACATATGTATTATGAAAGGCACTACCCTTAGATACATTACTTATGCCCTCCCGCACGTCAGCAAAAGCCTGTACAGGGGGGATAACTACTTCTGTAAGTCCCTTATCCTTAGCTTGTACAAATAGTGCTTGTAGTAGTTGCCGTACATATGTTGATGTTTTAGTTATGGGTGTTTTTGATGGGTCTATCTTTGGTATAGTCCTTGGGGCAGCTTGGTGTGTTGCATCCCGTATCTCTGCGGACAAAAAATACAGTGCGTCTCCTATATCGCCAATACTACCCCGTATTTTAGCTGAAGATTTGAAATAGTCTAGCCCAGCTGCAAGAGAATCTATAGCATACTCAGTTATAGCCTCTGGTCTAGTTGGATCAAAGGATACATTGTATAGTACTTTTTTTGGTACCCTTTCTAACAAGACATCATATATAGTGTTATTTAAGAGTATAATATTACTAGGGGTTCTAGTTTCTAGCGATTGATACGCATCTATACTATCCTCTACTGCTTTAAGTAGACTATCAGCTACAGCACCTTCTGGGGTGTCTATAATCTCGTCAACTAAGTAGCGGCTATCCTGTAGCTGTTTACTTATATCACGCAACGAAAGTATATCCAACTCCGGTAGATTGGCTGCCCTGTTAACACCTTGCGCCTCTAACTTTGTGGTGGCCAGATGCTGCGTAATATCAGACTGTAGCTCTTCTACTAAAAGGATCTTGGCGTCATCTGTACGAACTGTACTTGGTACGTCCTTAGAACGGTAATTCATTGTTACTAAGTCTAGGTCCCCCGTATCTAGTTTAGAGTACCTAGCATGGGCGATGGTATTCGGAGTGTAGTGGGTCTTCTGGGTGCCATCCCCTATCATCTTCGAATAATCTATTGCCATCTCCCAGTAAATGGGCGGCAACTTCTTCTTAGCAAGTTGTCGCTGGACCAGACGTATCAGCGACTTATGGCTGAACCTCAGGTCTATTCGTTGTGTACCTTCTAGCTCATACCCAGATAAAACATGTGCTTCAGCCCTGCCCGTATCCCCTAGCGACCCTAGGGCCTCCGCCCTAGTATATTTAGTTCTAGGCTCCAGAGATAAGCCGCTAAAGTCTAATTCAGACTGCTCAATCTTAGGTGCTCGTTTTCTAACAAATGCTTCAATGTTCTCTCCACGAGTTCCTGAGGCACTAATAGGAGCATTCTCAATAGCTGACTCAATAGGGCTATAGAATGGCACACTAGGGTTTCTGGCAATGTATCGGTCAGGGGCAAGATTTCCCTCCCGAAATGGAGGGTTAAACTTAGGATTGTCAATAACTCCTGCAGACTTATTTCCCTTTTTAGCTAGGGCGTCTGCGAATTCTTCCCGCAGTATTTCTGATAACATTCTCCCTAGCTGCGCCATTACTGTATATTTCCACTAAAGCCAGGCTCAGTAGGGGCTGGCGCAGAGCCCATGCCTATATTGCCACCGCCGCCGCCCGATGTGTCCTGCGGTCCTGGTGGACCTGCTGCCGCTTCTTCAGTAGGGGCAGGAAGAGCGGAACCATCTGGGCCTACTCCTGGTGGAGGTGTAGGTGCCTTAAATCCCTTAAGTATTTCTGCTTGAATAGCTGCGTCTTGTAGAGAGTTTGTAACCTTCTCAGGATCTAGCTCCATACTTGTAGCAATCTCTCTAATAAGATAGTCCATCTTAGCAAAGGGTGCTAGCACTGGATTCTGTATAACTTGTAAGAACTGCATTAGTCTCTGGCTGCGTACTTCATTAGCCATCAAGCTAGACGTACCACGTGCTGATACCTCAAGATCACCCTTTATCTCAGGGTCGTAGTCAAACTGCATATTGAAGCTAAAGAATGCCTTACCTAATGGGGCAAGTAGATAATCATCGATGTTCTTAATTACATTCTTAATGCTTCCGTTAGCCGCAGACATAAGCATAGAGATGCCTGAAGCGGTTCTACCCACACCTGTAACGCCTGTCTGTCCGTGTGCGAAGCTAGGGAATCCTGTACTCTCGTCAGCTAGTACTCTAGCCTTGTCAAATAGCTGCATGTTCTCACTTGCTACATTTGGAAACTTAGTACCAAAAATAGCCTGCCCTGGAGCCCCACCCTGCCTGCGGAATACCTTACCTGGGTATACAGATAGATCCTGTCCAGGCACTAGGTTAGTCTCATCTACTTCAATTAGGAGGTTTCCTGATAGAACAGCATTATCTACAGCCATACGCATAAACCCATTCATCAGGGTCTGTGTGTCATCCATGTTCTCAGCGATACCTACACCAAAGAAGCTATAAGGATTAATTTCGTAGGGCACAGCATAGTACGGAATAAGGGCTGGCTTGAACGGGTTCATAACTAGGCGTAATACCTGGCCGTTACACACCCATATATTTACATTTACTTGTGCTGCACTTACTAACTCTTCTGGTATATCAATATCGTGTAGCTCTAGTACCTCTGTATCTACATAGCCCCAGAACTCCTTAACTTCGTATCTCTCAGCAGTAGATCCTTGACCATCATCTTCCATAGCCTGTTCCCACCACTTCTTAACGTAGGACTCTCCAAGGGATAGGGCTGTATCAATGGCTCCGTCACGGAAGAAGGGCCTACCCTTAAGCGCCCGAAGCTGAGAGCGAGACATCTTATGCCTCTCGATTACATACTCAGCATCGTCCATGTTAGCAGCGTCGGGGTCTGGATAGAAGTTCCATATAGACACATGGCTAGTAGAAGGGACTACCTTAATCTTTGGGGTGTAGTCACCTGAATCATCCCATTTAGGGTACTCTTTGTTTACTGCAAAGGGACCCTTCATAATACCTGTACCAAATAGAGCAGTCTCAAATGCAGTAAGTCGGAGCTGTTTAGTAGCCCCGCTCTCTTCTAATTGGTCATGTATCTTCTTCTGCATCTTCTTGGCAGCTATTTCTGCAGGATAGAAGGTAATATCTGTGGGTGTAGCACCAACGCCCTCTATTAGTTTTTCCTTAAGAGGTTCAAGTCTCTTAGTTAATCCACCAAGTCTCTCTGTTAGCTGTGGCATAGTTTCACCAGGGCGAAGCATACTATCCTCCTCACCTGAGAAGGGACTGAACGCCTCTTTCAGGGCATCTATAGCTGGCTCAGCTTCTGGGGATATAGGGGCGTGTACTGACTCAACTACACCATCTGGTAGTGTAGTAGCATCTACAGAGATAGGGAACTTTTGGCCGCTAAACATCACATCTACAATCTGTCCGTAGGCAGCCAGTGTCTTAGTCTTAGTTACCTTAACGAATATACGTGATCTCTCAGCCTCAGTAAACCGCACTTCAGGACTATACAAACCTCTATAATTTCTATAGGCTTGCATCCAGCGATTCTCATCAACTCTACGTGCATCTTCCGCCTTATGCAGTTTCTCCTGCACAAAACTGACAATACTACCCGACGAGGTGTCAATACCTGAATCCCCATCTTCTATATCATCCAGCGCAGTAGACTCTGCTGTTTCAATGTTCTCTTGGTAGTTATCATCAAAGTCTGTAGGGTTCATGCTTAATATCCAAACGTGTTATCTGCAATTTGCATACCTGAATTGGTATTCGACGTTGAGCTCTGGTCAAATATGCTAAAACGGGGGCGGGACATAATTCCGTAGCGTAAAGCATCGTATATATGGTCCTCTGAGGTGGTATCTACATCCTCAGGGTTTTTCTTATCTATAGGTAACGCAGGTAGCTGAGCTATTGTGTTAGTACAACTAGAGAAAAATACCATACGGGGTTCCTCTGTGAACTCATCTACTTGTAATCTTCTGTGTACTTCATTCTTACCTGCTACACGGGAGCCTTTAGACCTATCTGAGGGCCTCCATCTACAGCCTCTCATAATCATTTGTTCTGCTAGGCTAGGTCCTGTATCGCCCCTCTTATGCCATAGAGAGCTATCGAGTACCCCGTACCGTATGCTTCCATCTCCAGCCTCAAGCTCTAGAACCATGTCAGCTAGGTCGGTAGCTAGTACCTTACTTACATATAGCTCCCTATATACAACTAATTGCTCACTTGGTGTAACTGCAAACCAAACTACAGCACTATGAGAACCATATCCATAATCACAAGATCTAAACCTTACCCAATTATTAGGTATATCAAACGGGTCTACTACGTGTATATTGCGATTAAACTCTGTAAATGCTGCGCCCTCTTTAATATCCCAGTCACCATCTAGTAGCTGTCGTCTTTGCTGATCGGGTAGGGATAAAAGCATAGCCTCATAGTCGCCCTGCCTGGCTAGATAAGGATTATCGCTTAGTCTTGCTGGTATAAACCTACGATCAAATAAGTAATTACCTGCTCTCTTATGCCCTGCTGGGTAGGTTAGTACTTCCCCTGTCTCAATATTAGTTGCTGCGAAGGCTACATTGGTAGGTGCAGGATCGATAAACATTTTCTTAACCCAACTGTGGCCTCTGCCTCCAGGGTTTGTAGTAGCTCGCATAAACACAGGCAAGTCAGGCGCAGTGGACCTCAAACGAGATCTCATAAAGTTCCACGCAAACGGTGTAGGCCACTGTGTTAACTCATCAAAGCCAATCCAGCTAAACGCTAAACCTTGGTAGCGCAGTACGTCATCCTCTTTATCTAGGTATGACATCCATAGTCGTGCACCTGACGGTGCGGTCCACTGCATCTTCCTCTCTGACCATTTTATACCTGGCCAGATTTTTGGGTATATCTCCTTAGACTTAAAGACTAGCTCACGGAGCTCTTCAGTGGTGTGCCTTAGGAGAAGCCCTGAAAAGTCAGGGTGCCCCATGTATCGTAGCGGGTCAGCTAGCATAGCGTAGGACTTACCCCCACCTGCTGAACCACCATATAGTACTTCTCTTTCTCCAGCAGCTAGAAACTCTGTCTGTGGGCCTGCATTAGGCCTGAAGATTATATTATGGGATTCTTCTAGCTGTTCTTGTTCTTTTAGTTCCTCTTTACCTAGTTTAATAGGGCCATATACCGGAGGTACAGAATTCTCAACAGGGGGTAGCAGCTTTATCTGCTCCTCAGTTATGGCAATACGCCTACTCTTCCTGCTTACTGAGTTGCCTTTTTTCGAGCTCTTCCGCTTTGGCGAACGCCGCTTTCGCATACTCGGCCCATCTGCGGATGCTTGTAGCGTCTCTGATACGCTTTTTTTCATTCTTTACTCTCTTCATTAGCCCTACATGCGAGATGTACCTATCCGCCTCGTTAGACAGCCAGTGCGCCACTTCTCTATAAGAGTACTGCTTTAGGTGGTTCTTAGCTGTCTCTAGTGAGTCCAGCTCTATTTGAATTGGTTGCAGTACAAGGTCGTCCTCTGGGTCCTGCATATATCCATACGGAATGGTCCTAGCAATACGAGCTATCGGAAGCCACTTACCCTCATCTTGCATGCCTAGGGGCTGCGGTAACGCATACGGGGTACCTTTATGATAAGTAATCTTTCTCTGAAAAGGGTACTCTTCGCTATTCATCTGCTATGTCATCCATCTTTAGACGCACATTGGCCCTCTCTACCTGCTTAGGAGGAAGGAGTATAACTCCACCAGAGGCCACCACACTAATCTTGTCAGTCTTAACTATTCCAATACGATCTAGCAGTTCTTTAGACGCTGCCATCTTATCCCTAATACCTAACTCGGTAGGATTATTTAACGCCCCCACCATGGCCTGGGCTGCCTTAGGAGCATTACGGGCTAGATACATCTGTGTAACCTCCAGGATTTCATCCTTTAAGCTACGTACTACTTCTGTAGTGGTGGTATTACCAGAATAGCCAGCCATCTTAACTGCTTGGCCTACGTCCCCGTTGGCACCCTCAAAGAGGGCGTCTAGAAACTTCTGCTGCTTTTCAGTTAGCTGTCTACTGGCCATCCATTTCTTCTTTCTCAATAAAATTATACAAAGCTTATCGTATTATACGTATATAGTCTCTTCTGCGCAGGTAGTAATAGTGAACACACCACCTGACTGCATACTAGCTACAAGTTTATCCCCTGCATTTAATATGAAGATTGTACTGTCTGTTAATACACTGGAGTAGGTATTAGCTGCGTGCTCCGTTTCTTCTAACAGATATGAATACGTATTGGATGTGCTGTTGAACCTTTGTATTGACAGTTTCTTGTTAGCCCCACTACCTACACACACATGTATCGTTACGACCTTCCCCATGTAAAACGGGGGGCACGTGTAGAGGACGTCTGCCGACGCCCCTGACGATGTAGACGTGACAACTGTAGCAGCAATGTTATACTTGACTTTATCTTGCATAAGATGGGCACTCTCGCTACTTTCTCTTGCCTTTATGTGCAGGTACCGAGGCACCACAATTAGCAATCTTATATTTGAGATTTGGCACAGAGCCACCCTTATTATATAACGAGTGTATAGGTTTGCGGCCATTAGGGCCATCTACACGGGTCCTAGCACTAGGCATCTTAGTATCCCCTCCCCGCAGCTCAGATAGAAACTTTCTCCAGAAACGGCCAAACGTACTTCGAACTTTAGCTTGGCTAAAATTTAGCTCTTCCGTTAGCTGAAAGTGCTCTAGTGAACTTTTAACGGCTGGCCCAACAGCTGCCCGTTCCTCTGGTGTTGTTACAGTTTCCCTTTTTTCTTTAGCAACTGCGTCCAGTGTACTCTTAATCTTTTTTACATACTCATCAGTTAGGCTAGTCTCTGTAATCTCCGACCGATTGAATGCGGGCAAGGGGCTTACTTCTGTACTGCGTCTTTGTACAGGCCGACTAGTCGTAAGTACAGCTCCAGATGTACGTTTTCCAATAGCAGAAAAATCTTTACCCTTCATATTTGCCCAGGCTGTCAGGGCTGAACCCTTGAAGGAACCCTTATTCTTAGCTTTCCATTTATCTAAGGTTCCCTTAGTTACAGCTAGCATCTTATTACCTTTACGGTCTACATAGTAAATAGAACCCGCACGTCTAGCCGCTGCAATAGTCTTATAGTCTTTATACGATGCCATTGTGTAGGCTACCTTTCGTGTGAGTCTAGCCAACCCTCTAACTTCATGCTACGTTCTACGTGCTCTAAAGTAAAGGATCTGCCATAGTGGGCCTCTACAGCAGCACGTACATAGAATACATCGCTGTGAGGAATATGAATATCTTTAGTGGACTTGCCGTCGACGAGGCGGGAGTAGAACTCTTCTAAAACATTGTCTGTATATATTTTTACAGATTTCTTAGCCATTGTCCGAGCCTTTTATTACAAGAATGTATAAATTAATTACGAATTGATCTATGTCTATTACACATAGAGTGCACACTCTACGTAGGAACACTTAATAGGTACGGGTAATGGAAGGGAGGGGGGTACTATAATACTTATTATAATACTTACTGTAGTACTTACTGTAATACTTATAGTGTTTTTTATTTACAAGTGATATTATTATAAATAAAGAACACTATAATACTTATTATAATACTTACTGTAATACTTATAGTGTTTTTTATTTACAAGTGATATTATTATAGTGAAGAACTTATAATTACTTACTTATAGTAATAGTTATACCATACTTTTTCACTTCTGTCAAGCACTAAATACTATAATGTAACAAAAAGTTATCACCCATTTCTATTATTATACTATAGTGTTGCAATTATATCACATATAGTGTAGGCCGCAGCTCCTATAGGGGGGATCTAGGCAGTTGTCTACGCTTAAATACTGTAAATACCACGCCGCTTATGTGCTGTGATACACGATCCCTATACATGTATGTAGTCTACATGTGTTTTGGGGTTAACAATACCCAGTCTAAACAATATTGGTTAACAGTGCATATTTCTAATCTGTGTAGGGTTGTGTATATACGTACCCCCAGGCCCCCAGTGGCCCTCGCACCCCTCACGCAACAAAACACACATGCATAATTGGGTAAGGTGTGCACATGCGTATACATAACGTACACCACGCACATATATTGCACATGTATAACAGTCACTTAAGTGTATAGTGCAATTGATACGCTATGTGTTGCCGCCATAATTGACCGACTGACCGGACGGTTTTACATATTTGTGCTCACAAGCATTTTTATGCATATACACCCCCATCAATTACATGGTCATATGTGCTCACAAACATGCACTTGCCTAGGCACATGTGCTCACAAGCATGCATCACGAGGCAATACAAAAAAATAGGTCCTATGTGGGACTTAATACCCTAAGGGGTAAATATTAATTCGGACCTATAAAAAATTATTTACTTGACAATCAAATCCAGCCATGAAAGAACTAGGGAATCGAAACGGGTCAAATCCCTTGAACCTGTAAAAATCCGAAGGATAAACACAATGACCACGCAATCCAAAACATCCGTTAAATCTGATACATCCGCTGAATCCGAAGGCAAGGCCTTGGCAACCATGTACAACCGAATGCAGTCTGCCGACGTGAAGCGCACTAAAGTCAGCATAGCTGAGGGCGGGTTCGACTATCGGTTAGGCCAACTCTTGCAAACTCTACGTGCAGAACTTCCTGAAGGGAAAAGTCGTATAACATCGCCTCGCCTAAAAGCTTGCGGTCTAAATGTCATAGATAAGCGCCGTAGGGCTGAGGCTCTATGGCTCTCCGATAACCGTGATGAGGCTGTTGAATTCGTGAAGTCTACTGGCAAAAAGATTACTTCAATATGTGCACTGCAAAATGCAATGCGTGAGGCCAGCAAAGCTGTTGCAGATGCTACAGGGGAAGAACCAAATTATGCACCTAAGGCAGTCAAAGAACAGGTTGCCAAACAACAGGCAGCGAAATTGCAAACACCTACACAAATCGCTGCCGCCGTGTCTGTAGCATGTAAAACTGCAAACGTGGACATCATGGACGTGGTAGAAATCTTGCTTCGCAGCCAAGAACAAGCTACTGAGTCCACCGCTAAAGCTAAACAAACCAAAGCAGAAGCGGACGCATACCGTGCAGCAAAAGCTGCCTAAAGGGTAGCACATAGCTATGAACATATAGAGGCACTGTATCCGCAGTGTCTCTAAAGTTATGCTTATATATAAATATATACATCAGAGGACTTTTGTTATGCAAAAATCATGGACACCTATACGCATGTCAATAAAGAATGTTTATGTGTCTATACCTGCGCTACAAGCTGCTATGCGTAAGCCCAAGGTATACCTACCCACAAAACATAGACTCGCCGCCCTACATAGGCGTGTGGAGGCTCTACGCAATGCTAAAAGTATTGATAGAAGCCCGAATGTTTTCAGATTAAAAACTTTAAAGTGACAGGGTTGACAGACCTGATTCTCTGATTTAATGTAGGGTATATACACATGAAATTGATGTGATGAAATTGAGATTAAAAATAGGTCCCATATAGGACTTAACTTTTCAACTAAAACATACAAGGAAACTAGGCTATGAAATATACAATCTTCGCTATCGACAATTCACATGATACTGGTACAGTGAAACGGTTCTTGCGTCTCGTAGATAACTATAAGAACATGGGTAAAATTGACAGTAAGATGCGCCACTATATAGGTTCATGGCGTGATAGTGTGACAGGACGTGTTCACCTAGAAAATTCATACTGCCTGCTTACACGTGATTTTGATTCCCTTGTAGTCCCTGCGGGTTATGTAGATAAACAAGATTGTTTTATGCAATTCAGTGATTCGAATTACAGTAGTGCAGTCCTGACCTATGCAGATGACAGGCCTGAGGAATACCTAGGACTGCTTCAAGAAGCACCTGCCCACGTAGCGATGGAAAAAAATAGCTGGACGTATGATATTGAGCGAGGGATATACTTTATTGCTAGGCCTAAGCCATACCACTACTACCAGCCATCTGAACCGTATAAAAAACTACAACCATGAAGGGAGATACCAAATGTCTAAAGAAAAAATAAGAATGGCCTCGTATAAAGAGCAGGTTAAGAGCAAGGCGGAGCGTATCAAATTCAAGATAGAGTTTGCAATGCTTATGATTGCTTGCAATAGACACGAGGAAGCTGCGTACTCGATAGAAGATGTAATGACTTTGTGTAATGACCTTATCGAAGAGGAAAATTGAAAAATGTCAGCAGTAATGCAAGTAGTTGAGATACACTACATAGGGGAGCTACCAACAGTGTGGACCTCTGAAAAAGGAAGCGAGGAGGCCAGTGAAGATCTGGCTCTTGCATATGAAGCTAGAGAAGAGGGTCACGAAGTAACAGTGACTTTATTCACACCCCAATAAACCCCAACCCTGTAAAACAGAAATGGAGAAATGCGATGACTATTAAAATTGGCCCTGATGGCATGCGCTTTTTATGTAATTGGCAAAGTCGAGAGGGAGTACTAGAGACGGAGGATGTGCACTTTATTATAGATGGGGCCAATTTTATAGTGAGGTATGATGGTAGGAACCATGCGTACTGGTCAGAAACTTACGACGGCGGCGGCGAGATAGAATTTGAAGATCACAAGGGCAGGGAAAACATTCTAGCCTTTGTTGCACGGCGTTGGAAATTAGAGAAGCTACCCCAGTATTCTGGTGAGCATGACAGGGATTACCTACTTCGAATAGGTGTAGAAGTAGTATTTTTGGATGTTTATGAGGTCCATGAGGGCTTTAGGTATTTGGAAGGAGTTTATCATGACTAAATCTAGGGAAGAAATCATTAAGGCGTGGGGGGACACCCCGTCTTTTGCTCGAAAAATCCATGACTTTGAACACTATCTTATGAAGACGCTTCCACATTGGACCATGACTGAGACCATGAACTCCGGCGATCTGGTGAAGATGTTTAATGCCGATGCAGTGATCTGTATGATGTATGCCCCACGGCCCTCTACAGAAAAGCCAGAGATGCTCTCAATATACCCTGATCGTAAATGCTTTGACCAAGGCCCGAGGAAGCGGTTGCGGGGCAAGCCAGGTCGTATGCTCATGCGTATGTTCCCTTGGTTGGCAAGTCACCAACTCGAAGTACTCGTGGATTACTACCGTGAAACCTACATTACAACTAGTGACGCATACACGTTGTATTCAGGGTCCAAAGCTGGTGACTTCATTCGAGCCTATTCACATGAACAAGCACCTATGGCTAACCCAAACACTACTTGGTGGAGGAAGTCTTCTAGCTCTTCTTGTATGCGCTATGACTTCGAACATCTCGATGTCCACCCCGTAGCTTGTTATGCAAGCGGTGACTTCACAATGCTTTGGACTGAGACTTCGGATGGACGTATTGCTTCTCGCTGCGTCATCCGCAATGACCCCTGTGTTGCTTCCTTTATCTATGGAGTGTCCGAGGGGGCCATGAATGTCCTTGAGGCTGAACTAAAGAAACGGGGGGCAATATATGGTGCATCTGCAGATAATGGGTGGATAGGTGCTAAGTTAAACGCTCATGAAAATGGTAAGGGCGCATACTATGCACCTTACCTCGACCTTGAACCACGGAGGGTGGAACACGTCGGTAAGCATCTCGTTATCTTAGAAGATGGTGCGATCTCGGCCTGTGATTACGAAGGGCTTCTCAACGGTACGCCTTTTTGTTGCTGTGACTGTGGTAGTGGGATGGATCACGATTCCGTTCTGTTCGGCCCTGACACTGAGGACACTTACTGTGAAGACTGCTTTAATACTAACTACTTCCACTGTGAGTATTACGAGGAATACTATCACAACAGTGAGCGTAACGAAGTTTTTGTGGATTGGCGTGGTATGCGCAGCACAGAGTATTGGTGTGACGCTGCCGTAGAGGCTAACGCTGTCTTGGTTAAGGATGGTTCGTTATGGTGCTTGCCTAACACTGAGCAGTTACCCGACAAGTCCTACATCACTACGAAGCAGTTCGAGGAAGACTACTTCATCTCTGATTATGACAATAAGATCTATCATAATGACGACATGGTTGTACTCGCCGATGGTGGCGTGTGTACACAAGGGCAAGCTGAAGATGCTGGCCTCATAGAAAATACTGAAACATCTGAATGGGAGGCACTCAATGAAGCTGCTTGAAATGTTAACATACTGTCGCCCCGAAGGCTCACTCGAACAAGACTTGTTTTGCGAGAAGTATCTTGATCCTGTCTTCGGTGATCCTGACATCCACGGTAACTACATCCTTGAGGTAGGTGAGGGGAGCACCCTCGCTTTCATGGCTCACCACGACACCGTTCATAGGATGGGCGGGTTCCAGAAGGTGATCGTATCCAAGAATGGCTTCATCACATCTGACGCTAACTGTCTTGGGGCCGACTGTACAACAGGCGTATGGTTAATCCTTGAGATGATTGAAGCTAGGGTTCCTGGTATCTACGTGGTTCACGCCGCCGAGGAACTAGGGTGTCAAGGTTCAACGGCGCTTGTCCTAGGCAACCCTAAGTGGCTTGAACGGATTGAAGCTGCGATCTCCTTTGATCGTAAGGGTACAAAGTCGATCATAACGCACCAGATGGGGGTTCGAACAGCTTCCGAGAAGTTCGCCCTATCCTTCGCTGAAGCCACTGGTATGACTATGGAGGCTGACGCTGGTGGATCATACACGGACTCAAATGAGTACGCTGCGGTGGTTGCTGAGTGTACCAACATAAGCGTTGGTTACTATAGCCAGCATACGAATAAGGAAGAGCAGGATTTTTACTTTGCTATTCAGCTTAGAGACGCACTGGTTGCGGCTGATTGGTCTAAGATAGTTATTGCTCGTGACCCTGCCGATTACAAGACTAGCTGGTGGTGGGATCAATACTCTGATGATGATGATTACTACAGCGACCCTATGACTGACTTGATTAAGAATAACCCTAGCGAGGTGGCTGACCTTCTTCGGTCCTATGGCCTCAGTTACACTTCTATCCTCGAAGAACTGGCCTTGGATGACCCATACTTTTTGCAGGAGGCAGTATGATTATTACAATCCCTACCTAAATTTAATATGCCCCTTGACAGGATGCTAAGGATGCCCTATAAGGGGGTAGTAATACTACTAAGCACGTATAGTAGAATACAAATTAAATAGGTCCTATGTGGGACTTAATTTTAACAACAACAACAACAACACAACTGAAAGGAATACACATACCATGTTTATATGTATCACAACTAAGCCCCTGAATGATAAGACCAAAGGGTTCCGCTTCAACTTCCTAGGCAAGAAGGGACTGTACCGTAGGCGTAGTACCATCAAGCGTAGGTTTAATGTATCCAAGGGTTCAGTTATGACAGGCTACCACCTAGGCTTACGCTCTCTCTACATTGAGCACAAGCATAGCAAGCCTAAGCAGCTACACCACTTTGCTGGGTGATGGGCATATGGTTAGATACATAGTGTCTGTGATGGCAGGGGATACCGTGCGTAAATGCACGGTTGACCCACACCCTAGAATCCCAGATGGATGGATTGATGCAGCTGAGTGGGCTATATCATTACACCAAGACGGGCAAACAAAACGAGTTGAACTACTAAGTGTGGAGGAGTACAAATGTGGATAGTAAACCTGAAACAACAGATGACCCATGCGATGACTGGTCCTATACCCCGCTACCTACTAAGGGTAGGGCTGGCCATGAGTATCCTACTAAGCGTAATGGCGGGGGGTCATGCATACCAGACCCTAAGTGCTCGGAGTTGGCAGAGGAAACGTGATGGCAAGCATAACCTAGTAAGATATATCGACTTCATAGTAGGTGAGCATCACTGCATGGAAAGCTGGGTTGTATGGAATATACAATCCAATAGTAGCGACTACTAATTCGTAAACGATAGGATATAATACTATGAATAAAGAACTGGAACTACGTGTCTTAAAAATGTGTGAGTCTCTACTGCCCAACACAACTAAGCACAACAATAAGAAGATGATTACTCTATTGGCTGACATTCGTGCAGCATTAACCTCAACTGAAAAGGACAAATGACATGAGTATTATGAATGACAACTTCGACATACCAGAGCACCTAGATTTCCCTGTAGCTTTTGAAGATACTAGGGTGGACGATAAGAAGTATGTAATCAATGAGACCACGGGTGACTACCTAGGCATCGTAGGTTCTGGGTTTAACTGTGCATCACATGGTGACTTCTTCCGAGGCGTTCTCAGTACAGTAACAGAGGAATTGGAACCTGATGATATAGCCAATGCTAGATTGGTGTGGCGACAGGCTCGTAATGGGGCATGGACTATGCTTGACCTACAGCTACCTGATATGACAACTAAGATTAGTACAGAGAAGCACGAGGTAGACATCGGCAACCGTATTGTAGCACTACATGGTATTGATGGGTCGTGTTCCAACACAGTTATCTTTGGAGCCATTGATTTCTTCTGCACTAATGGTATGATTTCGGGTAGTTATGATACAATACGCCGTAAGAATACCACCAACTTCAGATTGGATAGCTTCATCCATGAGCTACACAATGCCCGTACTGATTTCTACGATCAGGCTGCTAAGATGCAGGTATGGGCCAACACTTCAACTGTACATGTAGACATTAAGACCTTACTAGATGACATGATTACATCTAAGCGTAAGAGTGCCTTGATGTATAACTTGTATAACGATGAGGCCCGTGTCCGTGGCCATAATAAGTGGGCTTTGTACAGTGCCTTTACTAACTATGCTTCTTGGGCAGACGAACGCAACGGATTCTCCCTTCGTGATACAGGTAAGGACACTGGTGCTATTAATATGTGGGGCCGTGAGCAGGAGGTGAGCAAGTGGGTTAGTGATGCACACTTTGTAGACCTACAGTATACAGACCTTAGACCTGCTGGCGAATTGGTATGAGTAACAGACTCCCCCGTTACGTAGGAAAGCGAGTTGCACGTAATGGTAGAATTAAGTACAGGTTCAACCCCCCTGCCAAAGTTATCAAGGCAGGGGTGGCTGTACGTCAGGAACTCGGCAACGATATACGTAGGGCACGGCCCCTAGCTGCCGCCCTAACTATACCTATTGATGCATGGATGGAGGAACAATCTAGGATTGAGGACTTAGGTGCTGACGGTACTGTCCAAGATGTATTCGATTACTATCGTATGTCTAGAGATTTCAATAGACTACGAGATGAAACTCAACATGATTACAGCTACATGATGGACCGTATAGTTAAGGACATAGGTAAGCTTAGGTGGTCTAGCATTAACCCTATACGTGCACGGCATATCTATGATCGTTGGACATCTACAGGTGTAGGCCACGCTAACCATGCCCTATCTTACACTAGTATAGCCTTCAACCATGCTGTATACATGGGTAGGATGCTACTAAACCCCTTCACTAAAGTTCGGCGCAAGTCTACTCCTCGCCGTAGGGTTGTATGGCCCCATCAGGATGTAGTGACCTTCTTAGACTATGCATACAGCCACTTCAAATATCGTAGTGTAGGTATCATAGTTCAAATGGCATACGAATGGTGTCAGAGGGTAGGCGATATGCGTGAGTTAACTTGGGAGGATGTTGATTTAGATAAGCGCATGGTCACAGTTAATCAGAGCAAGCGTAGTGCAGTAGTATACCTACCTATTAGTGATGAGATGTACGGTGTCCTAATGCAGCAGAAGGAGGACCTAGGCTTTCAGAGCTACGTAGCGCCCTCTCCAAGGCCCGTTGGAGGTTCTTATGTACCCTACACCAAGGGAAGCCTAAGGAGTGCCTCTAAGCGCATACAGAGAGCTACAGGCATACCTCTTGAATTGCAGCTACTAGACCTACGAAGAACAGGAGTGACGCAGATGGTAGAGAATGGTGCAGATGTAGCATCTATTATGCAGGTGACAGGGCACAGTTCTCCAGCATCTGTTACTCCTTACATGACCAATACATATAAGGGTGCTTGTACAGCATTAGAGCTACGTAACACAAAGTCCTTGACAAAGGAATAGATGTGTGTATAATCGAGTGTAGGGAGTAATAGCAATAGGTGTTTATTATTATAATTAAAAAACACTTACAAGTGATCTTATAATATAGGATGTATAACATGTCTACTATAAAAGAATATGTAGAAGGCCTTGAGCTATCCGTAGGTGATAGTAAAAGAATAGACTGCCCCTCGTGCAGGGGTAATAAGACATTCAGCGTTACTAATAACATGGGTTCCCTTATATGGAATTGTTACAAGGCTGGTTGTGATGTGTCGGGTGGTACACGTGTCCACCTAAGTGCAGCAGATATACGTAAGACGTTAGCCCCTACTGCTACACAGGATATTATATTTGATAAGCCTGAATGGCTAGTGTATAACTCTGTACCTATAGCTGACTTCGGTGATAGGTGGAGGCTGGACACTGTAGCACTAGGATTACTGTATGATGTTAAGGACGACAGGGTTGTATTCCCTATAGAACGTGACGGTACAGCCCTAATGATTGATGCTGTAGGAAGAAGCTTAAATAATCGTATGCCTAAGTGGCGCAGATATGGCGCAGGTGCCTATCCGTATACCTCCGGTGTTGGTACTGTAGCTGTAGTAGTAGAGGATTGCATAAGTGCAGCAGCGGTTGGAGAGTATGAGGGTATAGTAGGTGTAGCACTACTAGGTACCTCCCTATCCCTAGCGCATAGAAATTACCTGTCTAAGTATGATAGGGCTATCATTGCGCTTGACCCTGATGCTCTACCTAAAACAATACAGATAGCTAAGGAGTTACGTGGTCACGTAAAAGATGTTCAGGTGCTACGCATATACGACGACCTTAAGTACAGGATTACTGCAGATATAGATAAGCTTTTGAGCGTAGCAAATATGAAAGGGATTACCTAATGGAGCTAGCCTTAATCCGTAGCCTAATGGATAAAGAGTTTTACGATGCACACCGAGGGTCACGATGCCCCGATAAATTATTCAGTAAGGATGTACGAAAGATAAAGAGTTCCCTAGACACAGCTATGGATATGTACCACCGTGATGTAACACCGCAGGAAATTGAGGCGCTATTCTTGGCGGGTAATCCTACCCTTACTAGTGCACAGAAGGAGGCATACACAGGTTTATTTACTCGTATTAAGAGTGAGGCTGCTATGGGGTCAGACATAGCACAGGATGTACTCTCAAAACTATTTCGACAGGTAGTAGGTGAAGAAGTAGCTAACCTCGGATTTGATTATATCAATGGTGTCGAGAATAATCTGCAACCTCTTCACAATTTACTGGAGCACTACGGAGATGACTTCACCCCTGATCTAAATATAGAGTGGGAAGACATTTCATTAGATACTATCCTTGAGATGACAGGTGATGAAACCCGATGGAAATTTAACCTAGCTACCTTAAGTCGTAAGGTGGGCGGTATAAATGGGGGCCATTTAATTATGCTTGGGGCTAGATCTAATGTAGGCAAGTCATCCTTTCAAGCCTCTATTGTAGCTGGACCTGATGGATTTGTAGATCAGGGCGCAAGGGTTATTGTGTTATGTAATGAGGAGGCGTACCATCGCCTTGGACTACGATACGCATCGGCAGCAACGGGCATGACACGTGATGAGATACAACTTGACAAGGCCAGGGCATTAAGTATATACTCCAAAGTATCTGATAACCTGTTAATTAAAGATGCTACAGGCAGAGACATGGCGTGGGTTGAGTCTGTATGTAAGACGTACAAGCCCGACGTTGTTATTTTAGATATGGGTGATAAGTTTGCTGACATGCGAGGATACACTCGACCAGATGAAGCACTTAAGGCTAACGCTATTTATGCTAGGCAGATAGCTAAGGAGCATGATTGTGCACTAATTTATATATCGCAGCTATCAGCAGAGGCTGAAGGTAAGATCTATCTTAACCAAGGAATGCTTGAAGGGTCAAAGACAGGCAAGGCATCCGAGACAGACCTGATGCTACTACTAAGCCGCAACCCTGTATGTGAGGGTTCTAATGAAGAAGAAGATAAGCAGAGGCACATTACTGTAGCTAAGAATAAGCTTACAGGCTGGCATGGTATGATTACATGTAACCTAGAGTATAAAATAGCTAGGTATACCGCCTAATATTAAGTCCTACATGGGACCTAACAAAGCAGATCTAAGCTACGCAAGATAATAGGAGATAGGGTAATGATACTAAATAGTTTTAAGACAATCTTCATGGAGATACGTTACATGCTGGCTATCCTGCTAGTAGTTACTGTCTCCCTAGTGGGGACTATGCTCTACGTAGGTAGCAGCTTCACGGACACAGAAGAGGATGAGGAGGAAGGTAGTGGACTAGTGTTTACTAAGTTGACTGAGACTCTCTACTCTATGACAGGTGAGGTTGGTGTTGGCGACTGTGAAAAAATTATGCCACTACTGCCAACAAGGGGTACATTCGTCGTCATACTTGAGAGCCCTGGTGGTAGCCTACATGATGGTGCTTGCCTAGCCGCACACCTAAAGATACGTAGTGTTGTGACTGTAGTGCGTACCACAGCTGTGCTTGACGAGGACGGTAACACCCTATATCAGCCCGACGCTGATGGTGATGGTCGGGTTGTATGTGCTTCAGCATGTTCCCTTATGTTTCTTGGAGGAGACATGCGGTACCTAATCGGTGACGTTTGGTTTGGTATACACGGGCCACGTACAGCTAATCCTGACGCTATGTCCCCAGCAGCGTTGGAGGCTAGTGCTTACCGTACAGCAGCGTCAGTTCTTGATCTGCTAAAGGACTTGGGTGTCATCGACGAGGCACTACGGTTATTGTTTATCCGTATTCCTGCAAGCACTATGTACTGGCTCAACCCTATAGACTTTGGGTCCATGCCAACACTAATCACGTTAGCTACGAATTACATTAATTTTCGTGGCCTCACAGCCGAAAACCCAATGGGTAGTGTAGGAGGATAGTATGTTAAAGTCATTCTTTTTAAGCAAGGAGTACGGCCCCTACGCTTGGTTTGTAGGTGGTATTATACTCTTCACACTATGGTATGGTGTTGAGATACTGGTGTTCTATAATAAGTGGAACCGTGAGATGATGGACAGCATCCAATCACTGCAAGAGGAGCGATTCTGGATGCTCTTCCTCGGCTGGGATGCTGAACGTCTCTATCAGCTATACACGCTGCGTGAGAATACAATTCCGTCATTCATAGAGATACTCGCAACCTACGTACCCATCACAACGTATGGCGTATGGCAGACACAACGGTATGTGTTCAAGTGGCGTCAAGCTAACACGCACTACTACCTCAAGCGGTGGGAGGGGTGTGATGCTAAGATTGAAGGCTCAAGCCAGCGTATTCAAGAAGACCTCATGGTATATGGTAAGACATTACAGGGTCTTATCGCTGGTATTGTAACCAAGGTTCTGGTTCTCGTGGCCTTCCTTCCTATCCTGTGGGAGCTTAGTGAGGGTCTGCCCATCTGGAACGGGGAGTTTGTCCCAGGGTTCTTAGTGTGGGTGGCACTAACCATGTCACTAGGCGGTACGTTCGTGTCTGTTATATTGGGCTGGAAGCTACCATCACTGGAGTACGCCAACCAAGTAGTGGAGGCAAGGTTCCGTAAGCGCCTAGTCCATTCAGAGGATGACTTCGCACAACGTGCTGTTGCAGATCTATTCCCAATGTTTGAGGCTGTACGAAAGAACTACTACCGTCTGTTCAACTGGTACATGGGCTTTAGTGTTTGGCAACAAGCCTTCGGCTTTGTCATTGGGAACCTTGCCCTACTAGCCTTAGCGCCTTCCTATTTTCAACAGTTAATTACAATGGGTGTGTTGTTCCAAGTGTTAAATGCCTTCGGACGTGTTGAAAGTTCGATGACCTTCTTTATTGATAGGTGGCCTACAATTGTCGACTTCTTGTCAGTTATTAAACGTATAAGAGAGTTCGACAGAGCCTTAACAGAATCGGAGAGTAAGTAATTATGACAGTAATGAAAGTTAGTATAGAAGATATTTTATATGGGAGCCTGTACTATACGCTAAAGGATACTATTATAGATGAGGTAGAGCCCACGAGTACCATAAGTGATAAGATGGATGCAGAGGAGGAGGTAGCTAGCATACTAAATACAAACACACTAAATAATTAACCCCCCATAGATGAGCGGAGGTAAAATAGAATGACAATACTAACACTAGACGTGGAAAATACTGTCACGCATCGTGGTGGTAAGATGCACTTGGACCCCTTTGAGCCTGAGAATACCTTGGTTATGGTAGGCCTACTAGACGAACACAATAATGAAACAATTGTAACATTCGATCACGAAGACAAGAGACCTACCCCTAATGGCCAGTTCATTGTTCAATCCGCATTGGATGGTGCATCTGTATTAGTAGGACACAACATAACACATGATTTAATGTGGCTATGGGAGTCGGGGTTTACATATGACGGCCCCGTCTACGACACTATGCTAGCCGAGTATATACTACAGAGGGGGCAGAAGGAACCCCTATCACTGGATGCATGTGCAAAACGATACGTATTAGAGACACAGAAGCAGGATACCCTAAAGGAATACTTCAAGAAGGGATACTCCACACGTGACATACCCCACGAAGAACTGTCAGAATACCTATCAGGCGACCTAGGTGCCACAAGGCAGCTCTTCGATAAACTTCAATATAGATATTGCAACAAAGACAAGGGCTTACAGGGTACCCTAGCACTCACTAATCAATTGTGTATACATCTATCAAGGATGTACCAGCGAGGTTTCTCTGTAGACCTAGCTGCATTGGAGGCTGTTCGTGCTGACTATGAAGCTGAGCGTTCGGATCTACAGAAAGCACTAACAGTGCACACACAACGCCTCATGGGCGATAGGCCTATTAACCTCAATAGCCCTGAGCAACTGTCGTGGGTGATCTTCAGTAGAAAGCCTAGGGATAAGAGGTCATGGGCTGATACATTTGAAAAACGTATGTCTCCATCTTTATACAGAGGCCTTCGTGATAAACACTCAGAAGTACTATTCAAACAATATGCCAAGCAATGTAAGTCCTGTAGTGGTACAGGCCAGATAAGAAAGACAAAAAAGAATGGAACACCTTACTCCCGCACTAATAAGTGCACTGTCTGTGGCTCTAGTGGTTATATTTTTATTAATCGTAAGGATGTAGCTGGCCTTATGTTTTCAGCCCCGTCTAAAACATGGGTCAGTGCCAATGGCTTTGGTGTAGGTAAGGATAACCTGACCTTCCTTGAGGGCATAGCACGTAACAGAGGTATGACAGATTCAGAAGACTTCTTACGGAAAGTACGCAGGCTCTCTGCTGTAGACGTGTACCTATCAAGCTTTATTAATGGTATATCTGTGTTTACTAAGGCTGATGGCAAACTACATGTACGGTTATTACAGCACCGTACAGGAACAGGCAGACTGTCAGGTGCTGAACCTAACATGCAGAACATGCCACGGGGTGGTACGTTCCCAGTCAAGCGAGTGTTTAAATCTCGATGGGGGGGCGGGAAGATTTTGGAGGCTGACTTTGCACAGCTTGAGTTTCGTGTGGCCGCATTTCTATCCCAAGATGCGGTAGCTGTAGCCGAGGTAGCTAACGGCTTCGATGTACATGCCTACACAGCTAAGGTCATCACTGACGCTGGTCAGCCTATGGCTAGGCAGGAGGCCAAGGAACACACTTTTGCACCCTTATACGGAGCTTCAGGCTTTGGTAAGACCCCTGCGGAAGCTACCTACTACACACACTTCTTAGATAAGTATAAGGGTATAGCTAAGTGGCATGCTAAACTAGCGGATGAGGCAGTAAACACCACACGTATAACTACCCCGTCAGGTAGGGAGTTCTCCTTCCCATATGTAGCTCGTAAAAGAAATGGTACTATCTCGTACTTTACACAGATAAAGAACTACCCAGTACAGTCCTTTGCAACTGCTGACATTGTACCGCTAGCCTTTATCTACATAGACAAGATGCTACTAGCCAATAAGTTAAAGAGTTGCATTGTTAATACGGTACACGATAGTGTAGTTATAGATATTCATCCAGACGAGGAGAGCACTGTAATGAGGATAATAAATACTACAAGTGACAACATGGTACCCTTAATCAATACTAGGTGGGGGGTTGACTTTAACGTACCCTTATTATTAGAAGCTAAGATAGGTCCGAATTGGCTTGACACGAAGGATATAGTGTGATATATACTATATGTATAGCATAAAAAGAAAGCGCCGTAGGAGGCATAAAATGAATGACGTTACAACACTAAACAAAGATAACTTCGCAGAGATGTCAAAGCTAATGGGAATTACAGATAAGCCAAAAAGCTCCACTCTCCCCCGACTAAACATACATCACAAACCTATCATGTCCACTGAGGAAATTAAGGGTAAGAAGGTAAAGGTGGAAGCTGTAGCTGGTGGAGCATACAAACTAGAGATTCCTAACGGGCCTACATACTATGCGGCTACCGCATTGGTACGTCCATTTGTCCAGCGATATATGTTTAAGAGGTTCGTTATGGGAACGGGTCGTACCTCAAACATGTTTATTAAAACCATTATGTCTACAGATATGTATGGAGACCTAAAAGATAATAATGGTACTATGAACTGTGGTAAACCATCCGGTTGGATTGAAGACTTTAAGGCACTTCCACAAGCAACTCGTGACCTTATTATTCAGACAAAACGTACACGTGTACTATTTGGTACTATTGAGATGCTTAACCCAGTAGATGCAACGGGAAATCCAGTAGAACTAGAAGCCACACCATTCATTTGGGAGATACACAATCGTGACGCTTTCAAGACCTTGGGCGGTGTACTAAACTCCATTGCCTCTCGAAGGTCACTACTTCCCGAGCACAACATAGAGATAGATACGGTGGAGCAGGCACTTCCTAACGGAGATGTATTTTATCTACCTAAGGCAACTCTTGATAAGGGTAATGTGCTACCTCTAGATGAGGCTACACAGGAGCACCTCACTAACTTCCTTGATTGGATTGCAAGTTACAATGAGTATATCATGGAGTTGTGGTTATCTAGTCGAGGGTCTAGCGAGGAGGACGTCAACCTTGCAGAAGGTTTTATTGAGGTTGACGTAGCCGAGGTGGCGTAATGAACCACCCTGCTGAAATGGCGTTGCATAGGTACATGACTGATGCAGCCAATGGCAAATCTTATATGTCAAAAGAGACTATTAAACAGGTCTCACAAGATGTATCAGCTGCCTTGCAACGCCAGTTTGGTTCAGGTAGTAGCAGACAGGGTCCCTTCAGACTTCGCATGTCTAATATAGGACGCCCTACATGTCAGCTATGGTTTGCTAAACACAAGCCAGAGACGGCGCTACCTAAACCTACACACTTCGTAATGAACATGATGCTAGGGGATATTGTTGAGGCAGTATTCAAAGGCATTCTTAAAGAGGCGGGTGTAGCCTACAGTGACGACGACAACTTCGTTACCCTGGATATTGGTGGCCATACTATCAAGGGGTCATACGACCTAGAGATGGATGGGGCTATTGATGATGTTAAATCTGCTAGTGCGTGGTCATACGACAATAAGTTCCGTTCCTTTGGTGACCTACACAAGGGGGATTCCTTCGGCTATGTAGCACAACTGGTAGGCTATGCTAAAGCCGCAGGTAAAAAGGTTGGGGGTTGGTGGGTAGTTAATAAAGCCAACGGCCATATGAAGTACGTAGATACTACAGGCATTGACGTAGGTGCTGAAGTATCTAAGATTGAAGCAACAATAAAGAAAGTGGACTCAAATGAATTTGAACGATGCTTCGAGCCCGTGGAGGAGACTTTTAGGAGCAAGCCTACAGGTAATACTATACTTAACAGTAATTGTAGGTTTTGTGACTATCGCTTTGAATGCTGGCCGAATCTAAGGGAGGAACCCTCTCGTATGTCTAAAGCTAAGGTGCCACCCACAGTTCAGTACCTCGTGGAAGCTGCGTAGTTAACATGAGGAAAAACTACCGCCGTAGAAAGGTAACACACACGAAAGGATACCGTAGTGGCTTGGAGGAGAAGGTTAGTTATACTCTTTCTTCCCAAGGCATTGCCTTTCTCTACGAGAGTACTAAGATTGAGTGGGAGGACTTAACATACAGGAAGTATACACCGGACTTCATACTACCTAACGGTATTATAATAGAGACTAAGGGATTGTTTATAGCCGCTGATAGGAAGAAACACCTAGCAGTTAAAGAGCAGCATCCAGACCTAGACATACGGTTTGTATTTACTAACAGTAGGAGTAGGCTCAGTAAGGGTGCTAAGAGTAGGTATGGGGATTGGTGTGATAAGCATGGATTTCTATACAGTGATAAGACAATACCTACAGCGTGGATTAAAGAGAAGGGTGACATCAGCCACCCCGCACTAATCAAACTGCCATTTGGTAAGCTTACAAGAGGATAATATACATAATGGACATCGACGACAAAGAAATGCACAACGCTTACATATTATCACTAGTACCACATCTAGACGAGGATGGATGCTGGTCTGGGGGTGTGTCTATGGCCCTTAGTGTGTCCAATAAGAATACTATGCATGAAGAGGATAACGAACAGATAGCATACCTGATGTCCTTGGTGGCATCCTCCCTCCCTGTTCTAGAAGTGGATGAGTATGTACGAAACCGACTAATTAACTACCTTGTAGAGAATAGCCCTACAGACATGGGGGAGGGTAGCGATGACGTATCTGTAGACAAGGAACTACCAGATAACATAGTACAACTGCGGAGGGATTTGCATTGAGTAACACTACATATGATGCAGTACACAAGCCCCCACACTATAACTTTGGTACTATAGAGTGTATTGAGTACATTCATCAAGTGCTAGGTGATGATGGCTTCATAGCCTACTGTCGAGGAAACGCTATGAAGTACCAACATAGAGTAGGATATAAAGGAAACCCTGCTGAGGACATAGCCAAAGCTACGTGGTACCTGACCAGAGCCTCATCTGTATTGGAGGGGACCAATGATACATAAGCTTACTATGTCTGTACAGTGTATATTAGACGAATATGAATACCCCACACCCACAGACGGCAAGGTACTTGAAGACCTGTCAGAATTATTGCATGGCCTGTTGTATGAACTAGATGGGATTACAGTTACTAACATTACTATTAATGACGCACCTTAGAGGACACAAATAATGTCAAGTAATTTATTACCTACGGACTACCAAACATTTATTGCTACCTCTCGTTATGCCCGTTGGCTTGAGGAAGAGGGTCGCAGGGAGACTTGGGCTGAAACTGTAGACCGCTACATGGTAAACGTAGTAGGCGATATGGTACCCCCTAAGGACTATAAAGACATTGAAGAGGCTATACTTAACCTACAAGTAATGCCATCTATGCGCTCACTTATGACGGCGGGTGCTGCGGCTAAACGTGACAACACCTGTATGTACAACTGTAGCTACGTTGCTGTGGACGATCCTAAAGCGTTTGACGAGGCTATGTTTGTGTTGCTGTGCGGCACAGGGGTAGGGTTCTCAGTTGAGCGCCAGTTTATCGCTAAGCTACCAGATATTCCCGACACTCTGTTCGACAGCCAGACTACCGTAGTAGTAAGCGACAGTAAGGAAGGATGGGCTAAAGCCTTTCGTCAGGTGCTAGCCCTGTTGTGGGCTGGCGAGATTCCTAAGTGGGATGTGTCTAAGGTACGCCCCTCTGGCGCTAGGTTAAAGACATTTGGAGGTAGAGCATCTGGCCCTGCACCCCTAGTTGGCCTGTTTAACTTTACTGTAGCCATATTTAAGAACAACGCTGGTGGTAAACTTACCTCCATCGACTGCCATGACCTGATGTGTAAGATTGGTGAGGTAGTAGTTGTAGGAGGCGTTAGACGTAGTGCTATGATCTCTTTAAGTAACCTCTCTGATGACCGTATGCGTCACGCTAAGAGTGGCAACTGGTCTGAGCTTACTCCACATCGTGCGCTAGCTAACAACTCTGTTTGCTACACAGATAAACCTGACATGGAAGGGTTCCTGCGTGAGTGGATTGCATTGATTGAGAGTAAGTCAGGTGAACGTGGTATCTTTAACCGTAAGGCTTGTCAGGCCGTAGCAGCTAAGCATGGCCGTAGAAACCCAACATATCCATTCGGTACTAACCCTTGCTCAGAGATTTCTCTTAGGTCTGCACAGTTCTGTAATCTAACTGAGGTTGTAGTACGAAAAAGTGACGACTTTGATAGTCTGAAGAAGAAGGTTCGTCTAGCGGCTATCCTTGGCACAGTTCAAAGCTCCTACCTTAAGTTCCCGTACCTACGGAAGGTATGGTTCAACAACACTAAAGAGGAGAGCCTACTTGGCGTGTCACTTACAGGTATCATGGACAACCCCTTGATGACTACAAAGAATAAGGGGCTACCAAAAACTTTGGAGGCTTTACGAGATGTTGCTGTTTATGTTAATGCTAGTTATGCTAGAAGTATTGGTGTTAATCCTAGTGTTGCTGTCACCTGTGTTAAGCCGAGCGGGACTGTTTCTCAACTGGTTGATTCCGCTTCTGGTATTCATCCTAGGCATTCTATTTATTACATCAGAACTGTTCGAGGAGATAATAAAGACCCACTTACACGTTTCATGGCTGACAGTGGAGTACCTAACGAGCCAGACGTAATGAAACCAGAGAGTACTACAGTGTTTAGTTTCCCTGTAGCTGCTCCTAAAGGGGCTGTAACTAGAAACGACATGGCAGCTATTGAGCAACTAGAACTGTGGTTACTTTATCAAAATCATTGGTGTGAGCATAAGCCATCTATTACAGTAACAGTTCGTGACCATGAATGGCTTGAGGTGGGCAACTTTGTTTACGAGAACTTCGACAGCATGTCAGGTGTGTCATTTTTGCCACACTCCGATATGATGTACCAACAAGCAGTATATAATGAGATAACTAGGGGGGAATATAACGATGCTATAAAGGCCATGCCCAGTTCAATAGACTGGGATAGACTATCAGAATATGAAAAAGAGGATAATACTAGTGGGTCACAGACTATGGCCTGTAGCGGAGACAGCTGCGAACTAGTAGATATTACAGCACAACAGTAGGAGTAAATAAATATGAAAGATAAACTAGAACAATTCTTTAGCAAGCCACGTAATGTAGTGCTAGTCGCCATTGCGTTTATTGTAGTTGTATCAATTCTGTTTGGTGGAAGTTCCCCCCCTTCGTAATAACTACACCTAGGGTAGTCTCCGTAGCTCAGATGGATAGAGCAGTTGACTTCTAATCAACAGGCCATAGGTTCGAGTCCTATCGGGGACACCACAAACGTAGGAGGATGTACTACATGCAACGTAAAAGCTATGAGAAGCTAGCAAATAAGGAAAAGCTAACTAAGGAAAAGGAAAAGGCTAAGGAGATTAGAGAGGTTAGAGTTGACCTAGATAGTGATTCAGCAGTACATATAATTAGTCTAGGCGCTAAGTTTTTATTGTATTGTAACTCACTAAACATATCTATAGAGGATGCATTCACACTACTAGAGCAGCATGCAGCAGACGAGGAGACACCATGAAACCTATACGTAAGGCCTTTAACCCAGCCCTATATGCAGCCTATGACGAGAAAGCTAAGGATGCATTGGTAGCCCACCTAGAGAGTACTGGGCATACAGACATTAACACTACCGAAGATTACTACGTAGATGTTGTGTCACACAAGCACGGACTGACATACCTCAACGAGGCCGAGGTTAAAGTGGGATGGACAGAGGAGTGGCCGAAGCACTGGTTAGAGATTCGTATCCCTGAGCGTAAGCAGCGACTACTAGATAAATATGATGCGGGTAGTGGTGTACTAAACTTCTACATCTTTAGAAAGGACCTGAAGCAGGCATGGCGTATTAAGGATACACTACTAACTAAGGATAGTCTACGCATTGCTAAGGGCCGTAACATACAGCAAGGCGAACTTTTCTTTCACATACCCTATGAAGAAGCAGAACTAGTTACACTATAACCTAGGCCTGCTGTGCTAGCCTAGCCCCAGCAAGGGATACACTATAGCTATGGAGAAGTTACACGATGAAGTACACGCATTCTTGCAGGAGAAGTATGGCATGACAAGCCTAGATGACTACCAGAGGGAGGCCAGCACTACTGCTGTGTACCCCAGCCAGCATAAAATATTGTACCCCGCCCTTGGGTTAGCTGGGGAAGCAGGGGAGGTGGCTAATAAGGTTAAGAAGCTAATCCGAGATGGGCCAGATCGTAGGCCCAGTGAATGGCGTCAGGACATAGCGTCTGAGCTTGGTGATGTATTATGGTATTGTGCGGCACTAGCAAATGATTTGGGTCTATCACTAAGCATAATAGCTGTGCAAAACCTAGATAAGTTACGGTTACGCAAGGAGGCCGATACTATACAAGGATCAGGAGACACCAGATAGTAATCGTATACTACTAGACAAAAAAAGAGGGGGCCTAAGTGCCCCCTTTAGTGTATCTACTATATGTATATATTAATTAAAGTGCCTGGTCTACAGCCGCACCCGCCTCTTCCTTGCGAAGTTCTATGTAGTGTACAAGGAAGTTTAGCTGCTCCTGGGACAGGTCTGAGACTTCTTTCCCTAGGTTTAGGTCCTTTAGGGCAGAAGTTAACTCACTCCTAGATACCTTACCCCCTTTCTTGCTAAGATCATACAGAGTTAATAACGCAGTATCATTCGGGTCTGTACTGGCTTTTAACACTGCCACTAACTTCTCCTTAGCTATCCTAGTAACCCCCGACAGCATTCCCCTTCGTATTTCATGTGAGGCGGATCTCCACGCAGGGGATTCTACTACCTTCTCAGCCCCACTATCAAGGAAGTGGAATATGAGGCGGTTCAAATCATTCTGTACCTCTGGGATACTAGATACTATCTCAGTCCTCCATTGGGGTTTGCCTACCTCATTGAACATCTGCTGTATGTGCGTCTGACCAGCCCTCTCCCTGTACCCAAAGATATTACCAATGGGGCTAGGGGTACGAACATCTGTAATTGCGCTGAACTTCTCAGGGGCAATATTCTCCCCCGATAGTGCTGAGAATATCTGGTCTACGTAGCGCATAGACTTGTTTACCCACTGCTTGCCCTGCTTCCTATCCACTGCTGCATACTTTTCACCTCGCATGAGGCCCACTACTTGATTCACTGGGTCTAGGGGCCTACTGTAACCGCTAGTGTACATAGACACAGTGCTAACCACTATATCTTTTAATGCCTGGATTGCATCCTCTTCCTCACCTGAAGTTAAATCAATCATTAGGTCGTACAGCATTTTGGAGGAGTCACCTAGCTGTCTAGTCAAGTTTTCTGGCCCAAAGGTTCTGACTATATCCTTAACAAGGTCTTTAGGTATGGAATCATCACGACTAACATGAGCGTAGAACCTACCCATAGCCTTATAGTAGCTGTACGGGAAGTCATACCTACGGTCCCTGATAGAGCCATCACTATGTCTCTCCTCATACCAAGCTAAGCCCTCTTTAAGGTTGTCTATTTCTCGTGCTGCTGTGACGCCTACTAACGTCCAGCCTGCAGCTGCTTTAGTTATTAGATCTATAGGGTCTCTATTAGTACGGGCCACGTATTTATGAGCATAGCTTATGCCTGAGTAGTCAAACATGTGTCCAAGTGTATTGTTAAAGAACTGACCAAATGGTACCATAGCACCAATGCCCAGATGATTACGCATGTCTTCTAGTATTTTAGCTGTATATGTTAGCAAACCCTTTGGGTCTTTACCATAGGACTTAGCGTACACATTACGTAGGGCATCATCAACCGCAACTGTTTGTAACTCAAGCCACTCATCACTTCGCATCTTACGCCAGAGATCACCATCAGTTAGCACCTCAGAGTATGTCTTACCATACCGTAGACGCATCTGTTTATCTATTGAATACATAAACTCCTGCGTCTTAGTAAAGATGTCCTGGGCCTTAACTCCATACACAGTCTGCATAAAGCTCATAGCCTTTTCTATGGCACCCTCCTTCACCTCATCTCCGATATGTATCCCTAGCTCTTTGTATACATCATCAAGCTCAATACCGCCAGAGATGTACCTAAATAATTCTTTCTGGGTATGAGGGTTAGCTGATAGGAAGTCTAATGCCGCTTGCTTAGTAGAGAAGGGGTCTACAAGATTTGCAATCTTTTGTCGTTGTAAGCTTAGCATGAGCTTCGACATCTTCGCATACTTAGCGGCACTAGTGCCCCTGCCTATCAGCCCTTCAACAGCAGCCCTTCCACCATAGAGAGTACCACGTATAATGTCAGAAGTAGATTGCAAGGCAGAAGCGTGTGTCCACCCAACCACATTGAGTGCAGTAGTACCTGGGTGTGTGATAAGCATACGTATGAGGTTTTGCTGTAGCTTAGCGGTGCCCTCCTCAGTTGCATCTTGTATTTTATCCCGCATGCTCTTTGGTACTACGTCTAGAACCTCCTCAGTTAGATTGTTTATTTTAAAAAGGGAGGTACCACTACGTAACTTAAGGGCGGAAACAATCTGGCTAAATGAATTAAGTATTCTACCTGCCTGGCTAGCCATACTAGCCAGTTCATCAGTGGCCTCATCTAGACTCTTATCAGCAAAGGCTGGGGCATGCTTGAGGGTCTCCTCATACAGTTCTTCTACTACAGACTTAATCCTAGGTGGGAGTACTCTGATTTGATCTGTTAAGAAGTCTGTAAAGTTCTCATAGCCTGGCATTTCATTAGCAAATTCAATACCGTGGTCTCCGAATATATCAACGATACCCTTAAAGCCCCCATCAGCATCCCCCAGTAAGAAAGCCTTAAGGAATACATCATCCCTAGGTTCAGCGGCGGTTCCCCTGATAGATGTATCACCACGTAGTACCTTATCTGCCCACACCTTAGCTCTATCTATAGATTCTTTAACTAGTGTAGTAAATGCTTCAGTGTCGAGATTCTCAAGTGCTTTTGCATTACTGGAAAATCGACCTTCACGCATAGCCTTAATTGCTGCGGCCTCGGCCACCTTAGCGTCATCTAAAGATTTAATGTACAGAGGCAGTACGTTCTTACTACCCTTACGCACACCCTTACTAAGTAGGTGTAATCCGTAGGCTGCACCACCCATAGCTACACCAGATACGCCAGTAATAGCACCCTGAAGGACATCATAGTCACTCTGTATACCTGTGTAGATTCTAGAGGACTGATATAAATAGTCGATACCTACTGCTGCTGTAGTATCAAACGCTACAGTAGCTAAAATGTCTCTGCCTAGTACGTTTTTCATAGAAGCTTCAAATGCACCCTTAGCAACACCTTCAACTGCCTCGCCCTTAATTATCCTACCAATAATGCGTCGTTCAATCTGCTGAGCGGTTGCCTGTGCTGCCTTAGAAGCGCTACCTGAAATAGCTGCCTGCCCAAGCTCCTTAAGTATAGCTCGCTTAACAGCCTCTTTAGCTACCGTAGCTGCTGCCCTAGTGGCTCCACCAGATACTAACTTACCAACGCCCAGACTTACTATATTTATTGGGTCTACAATTAGTGCCCTTGCATAGTCTAATACTGCGCCACCCCTCTCCCCTAGGGTGTACTCATCAGAGAAGGCCCCTGCCATATTATCAAATAATGAATATGCTACACCCGCCACATCCCTTTCTGATTGGTTAGCAACACTAAGCTTGGCCAGCTCCCCCGCTGTAACGACAGACTGCCCAAAGGAAAACTTACGCATGTGCTTTACAAAGGAGTCTACGATCTCTTCTCTGGAGAAGTCGCCTGTATTCATCCCGTTTCGCCACTGCATATACCTCTCAACGTCTTGAAAGGCACCATCCTCTTCTAGGTTATGGTAGTTTATAGCGTAATTAGTGCCCCTGTCTGACGCAGCGTAGTCGGGCAGGCTTGTTGTAGGCTGTAAGATACTAGGGGCATTAAAGGCATAAGAGACTACGCCTTCAGGCAGGTCCTCTTCCCGTGAGCTACTAGGGGAACTAAAGGCATAAGAGACTACGCCTTCAGGCAGGCCTTCTTCCTGTAAGATGTTTTCTGTATTGTCCATCAGTTATTTCCCTGTCTTCTTCTGCTTCTTTCAAACAGGTTTATCCCCGTTGCCGGATTAATGTTAATTGACGGGTTAGTACCCTTTCGCATATCACCAGGCGTCACGGTGATGCTCGGGGGACTGAAGGTCTCGTTCACCGCCTCTGGATTATAAATAAACTCATTTCCCACTATGGCCCATGCCACACCGACTGGTATTTCTTCTCTACTATCGTATTCAAGTATGTCTTCTAAATCTGGAATGTTACCACCCTGCTCGATTTTTAGTTTTTCATACACCTCTTCGATGGTACCCAAGCCATTGCCCACAGTTCCATCCTCATCCACAGTTACATCCTCATCCACAGTTACATCCTCATCCACAGTTACATCCTCATCCTGTGTAGGATTAAGTATTTTATACATCGACGAAGCAGCGAAGGCGTAATTATTAGTTAGTAGAGCACCATTAACCCTTTCATTAAATTGTGTTAGGGATTCTACTGCTACCCCTGGGAACTCATCTGCCAGACCCTTTACATTCCCGTCCAGCGCTAAGTCTACAAGAAGTTTAACACGATAGTACTCTTCTCTATCACTAGTGGATAGCTCGGTTAGTTTATCGGATGATAAGGTAGGTACCTTCGCAGTAAGATCATTAATAAGGTTCAGTTTGGCGGCATCGAATATCCGACCTTGTTCCTGCACGGTGTGTTCTTTCGGTAATGCATCCCTGTTGAACTCAAGTGCTCCCCGCATAGCAGGTGTGCCTGTACCTGCAATTCGGCGCATATCTTCTTCTGTAAATTTCCCACCCATGTAGAGATCCTGTGACTCTTGGTTGGCAGACATTCCCAAAAGCGACCAGAAGCTGACCTCCTCTGACTCGTCTGGGGTCTTAGGATTGGCTTCACTATATAAGCCAAAGGACTCATTAATCATCTCTTGCCATGTTTTTCCGTCAGGTTTGTATTCATCTGCCCGAACGATAAAGGCATCCAGACCACTATCTCCAAAAAGGGATTTGTCAATATCCTTAACTTCATTGTATATATGTGTGAGAGCTTGTGGGCCATGCTTCTGTACAACGTAGTTAAGTGTACTGTCCTTAATACCCCAAGTTCTTAGGCTACTAGCTACAGCTATTGCATTGTTGGCACGTTTCCGTACCTCAAGTACTGCGTTAGTACCATATGTCATTAGGTATTCTCTAGTAGCTGCCCTTTTATCTCGTAGGTATTTTTTGCGATCATCGTATTCTTCACTGAAAGCTGAAGCAAAACCCGCTAGAAAACTACTCATTTTATATACCCCTACTCATAAGGCCCATAGATTCTTCTATAGGTGTTTGTGGCACCGTCTCCTCAGAGGCAATATCTTCTAGGCTAGTAGGGGGGCCAGTATATTTATCTGGTGTATCGGTACCGTTCTCCCCTAGAGCAGCCACCGTCTCCTTAACAAACTCAGTGTCTAGCTTAGCTATACCGTCACCGATCTTCTTCACTAGTAGACTCTTAAGTTTATTCTCCTGCTCAGCATCGTCTATGTCATCGTCTGATAGGGTAGTTACAACATCAATACCTGCCGTAGTGCCCATATAGATGAGCTCCTGCTCAATTATAGGAGCAATCAACATACTAATATCTACCGTATGCATGCCTTCCCCTACTGCCCCTGTCAGAATAGATTTGGTTAAGGTATCTACAGGATACCCGAAGTCCATTAGGTACAAGGCCGCATCGGTAACCTTGCGATTTGAAAGCTTATCTAGGTGGAACATGACGGCTTCATTAGGGTCTGTAATCTTAGGTGGGCGTTCCCACGCTGCATTCCCTGGTTCATCGGTTAGGGACTGACCAGGAATAGGGGCTATAAATGCCATGATTATTTACTCTCTTTCATTACTGATAGTCTGTTCTTAATCTCTGAAGACTTTTTCTAGGTGGTCAACAAAACGAGTCATCCACCCTCTCTTGTCTTTCTCAACAGAAGGGGTCAGACGCATACGCATACGCTTAACTTCATTTCTTGCGCCTTCTGGGAGTGTCCACGGGATACCGCCCATGTCCCTAATCATTTGTGCAGCCAGACCTAGAAGTAGGGGTGTAACAATTTCTAATTCTTCAAGCTGTTCTGGGGTCAACTCCTCGGTATATTTTTGGTCAATTAAACGTGCATATTGATCCATCTGCTCTCTCTGAATGAAGGCATGTTGATTATGTCCGTAGTTTGTACTTAATGTTCCATCCTCTGGACCCCAAAGAAAGTCATACACCCGCTTATCATACGAAGAGGGGCGATTCTCCCCGTGCTTCATCGAGAAGAAAGCTGCGTGAGTTAGCTCATGGGAGACGGTAGTGGGATTCTTCCCTAGGTCCTTACCACCATATATACCTATGTCCCCCAGACTAAATCGGGGGAGGCCAAAATCGTCCATCTCTTCCTGATATGAAAAGGCTTTTGGGGTGAGCTGGGAATCTGGAACATTTGTCCCCCAGAAAACGCCACGACTTCCTTTGACGGCTGGTACTGCCCTTCCAGGCTTGTCAGCCATCTGCATAAGTCCTAGTTGAGATAGCCACGAAGCATCCCCTGCAGTATCTATAATGGAACCATCGTCTAGATGGAACAGCGTTGTATCCCCTGGACTAGGTACAGGGGCACTAGTTACAGGCGTAAACTTAGCCATATCAGACTACTCCTCTACCGTATGACGCCTACCGTCAATAATTATAATGTCACCAATGGAAATCTCTCCCATAGTAAGTGCTACAGATGCGGCAGATGTAGTACTAAAGGCTGGGGTAGTACCCTGCTCTGGTCTACGCTGTACTGGTGGGCCAGGAAGATACTGTTCTATACTAGTCACAAGATCCTGCATATCAGAATGAGTTACCCCAGGGCTGTTAAGTCCATCCCATTTACGCTTAAGTACAGCAAACTTACCTGACTGTGTACTCTGACCCCTTAGTAGACGGGCCGCATGTGTATAAAATATCTGGTTCTGTAACTCTGGAGAGAACTTAGCATCCATGTCAATGCCCTGCCGCTTGACTTCCTCAGCTAATGTAGTACCAACGTACTGATAGGCACCCACGGGAGTAGACAGGACATCATTGTTAGTGGCCTTAACAAATGCTGCATAGGAGCCCTCGCCTCTTTCTTGCTGGAAGGCTAGTACTTCACGTACAGTCATTTCTGTAGGTTTGATCGTAGCGAAGGCTGAATCTGCTCTAGCTGCGCCCCATATAGCATCATACCCCTGTGCACCAGACTCTCTGGAGGCCATTAGGGGCTGTATTGTGGCCCCTTGAGAACCAACAGTAGTCCATGGGCTGTCCCCCCCACCGCTGCCCGTAACCATTATATTTGTGTCTACTGGCGGGGTTGCAGCATTTTCTACCTGTAGTTCTTTCCACAATCGCATGTCCTGCTGTATCTTGTCAGAGGACACCTTGCTTGTTATCTTATCAACTGTCTCCGACGCTCGACGCAAGCCTTGTTGTACATTATAGACGGCACGGTGGGCCCTATCCTTGTACAATTCAGGGGACATTGCACCTAAGCCGTATCCACCAACAGTATTGGACTCAATAGTAGCCTCTGCCTGTATAGAATCTACTAGATCGCTCCCGTAGCCTGTGTCATAATTCATAGTACATTTTCCTCATAGTCAAAGGGCCCAACCAGTAAGTAGTTTGAACCAAGCACCACCTATGGCCCTATCATTCTCTGCCTTAATTGCCAACGCTGTCTCTTCTTTTGAAGCTTCTATACCTAAGTGGGCTATCGTAATAGCATGGATTCTATCAGTGACAGACTCGCCAGACTTCCATGCAAAAGATAGGATGTCCCTTTCTCTTTGCCATATAGTGTCCATAGTAGTGGCGGTAAACGCATTAGCTGCCTGTGCTGCCTCCATACTAGCTTTATTAATGGCCGCTGTATTAGCTACTGATACATTCTGTCTCCACTGGGCATTAGCCTGTGCTATGACTAACTGGTTATTAGCATTAAACTGATCTCTCTGGTTCTTTAGGTCTGTATTAAATTTAACTAACGCATTAACTTCAGAAGTCTCAAACTGAGCCATGCCGTTAGATTGTGCAGCATTAAACTGATTAGCTTGGTTTCTCAGGGTAGTCATAAACTGATTAGTCTGGTTCTCAGACGTAGCATTAAACTGCTTAGCCGCATTCTCAGCGGCGGTATCTGTAAAGATAGACTGGATAATAGACTGTGACTTAAATACCTCAGTCTGCTGTCTACTAGACAGGTTAGCCATATCCATTTGTAGGAAAGCCTGTGCGTTCTCTACTGCTGCCTGTTGAACATTAGATAAGTTCTGTTGCTCTAGGGAAGAGATGGATGCAGCCTGAGCCATAACCATAGATTGTCTATTAGTTAGGTTTGACAGGTTCATAGTGTTAGCTGAACGGGAGTTCTCTAAGGCAATCTGTTGCTCAGAGGTGAAGTTCATGTTAGCTACATCAGCAATCTTAGATGCGTTATGCACACGAGATTGGAAGGCTTGGTCAAACTCCATACCCATAAAGGTGGCACGTTGTTGTGCAGCTAGCATAGAACGCTGCTGTCTATTAGATAGGTTCTGAGCCTCAAATGCTGCAATAGTCTTAGCATCAGCCATAGCTATAGGTAGGGCAGACTCCATCGCTGCCTGTACTAAGGCTTGTCCAGCCATAGAGGAAGCACCCAATCCACGTGCCAACATCTGTGCAGTAGCATTGCGTAGAGCACCTGCTGCCCATGCGGGAGTGTCACCACCCTCAAAGTCAGCCATCATAGTGTCTAGCTGGCCCTTAACAGTAGCCCGTGTGGATGGCGTAGCCTGGGCTGCCTGTATCTGTTCATTGAAAGCTGCCGCAGTAGCTGCGTCTGCCTGCCCTGAAATAATCTCTCCAGCCTGTATCTGTCTCTGCACAGGGCTGTTAACTAGTACGGCGGTGCCTTGCTGTGCTTGTAGATTAGATACACCAGTGCTCATAGGGTCTACTGTAGCAGCCTCTACCTGCGCTTGGCTACCCACCTGGCCCTGAGCAGCTTGCATACCCTCTGTAGCGGCTATGGTAGCTCCTGTAGAGGTTGCCGCAGCTATGTTAGCGGGGGTGTATCCTACAGGTATTTCGGTAGTTGCAGTCTGAGCCAGTGTAGAACCCACAGCTACAGGTGCAGGGCCAGCTATTTGACCAGTTCCAGCTTCTACTGTAGTACCTGCTGTGCTTGGGTCTACCATAGTTACATCAGCTTTTGTTGCTAGACCTGCTGGGTCCGTCAGTGCTTGTGTAACTAGGGCTCGTTTGCCTGCTTCTGCGGCAGCGGCAGCTGCTGCTATTTCAGGATCTACAGGTATAGTTGGTTCGGGCTGCGGTTCGACTATAGGCTCAGGGGTGAGTACAGGATCTGCAGGCTCTGTAGGTAATGTAGCAGTCGTGGCAGGCATCGAAACGGGCGGATTCCGATATTGCCCAGGACTGGGTCTAGGCACTACTTTTGTAGGTTTAGGGTGTTTTATTGCTACACTAGGAGGCCTCTGTAAGGGGGCGGGACCTTTGTTAACTACAATGGGTGCTTTGGGCTTACGGCCAGTAATTTTATTCCACCAGTCAGATAGTCTACTCATGTTGCCGTCTCCAGGGTTCTTAGCAGAGACAGATACAGGCATGTAGCCGTCTCCAGGTTTCTTATTAGGGGTAGGTTCAGCTACAGGTGTGGGCGCAGCTATAGGTTTAACAATGGGTCTACCGTCAGCAATGTTTGGTCTAGGTGCAGCTATAGGTTTAGGTTTAACAATGGGTCTACCGTCAGCAATGTTTGGTCTAGGTGCAGCTATAGGTTTAGGTTTAACAATGGGTCTACCGTCAGCAATGTTTGGTCTAGGTGCAACGATAGGTTTAGGTTTAGCAATGGGCCTACCGTCAGCAATGTTTGGTCTAGGTGCAACGATAGGTTTAGGTTTAGCAATGGGCCTACCGTCAGCAATGTTTGGTCTAGGTGGAGCAATGGGCGCAGCTACAGGCTTAGGTTTAGATGGCGCTGCAGTCCAATCTCCAGCAATTTCAGCTGGCTTCGAAGGACGCTTAGGCGTAGGTTTAGCTACAAGTTTAGCCCTTGCATCAGCTTCAGCCTTAGCTTTTGCAGCGGCAGCAGCCTTAGCTTTTGCATCAGCGGCAGCTTTAGCTCTTGCATCTGCAGCTCGGATCCTAGCCCTTGCATCGGCAGCAGCCTTAGCCCTTGCATCGGAAGCAGCCTTAGCTTTGGAAGCGGCGGCAGCAGCTTTAGCTCTTGCATCAGCTTCAGCCTTAGCTTTGGAAGCAGCGGCAGCAGCCTTAGCTTTTGCATCGGCGGCAGCTTTAGCTCTTGCATCTGCAGCTCGGATCCTAGCCCTTGCAGCGGCAGCAGCCTTAGCTTTTGCATCGGCAGCAGCTTTAGCTTTGGAAGCAGCGGCAGCAGCCTTAGCTTTTGCATCAGCAGCTCGTATCCTAGCTCTTGCATCGGCAGCAGCTTTAGCTTTGGAAGC